GGGCCGGCGGGAGACAATATAGCAAATGCCATTACGGTGAAGGCCGAGGCCGGGGTGGATAGCTATGCGGCAAAGTTGATGTTTGGGGATTGGATCTATTGGTCTGACCAAGTGAATGCGATAACCCGGCTGGTGTCGCCGCAGGGGTTTGTCGCCGGCCGTTTGGCCAATCTATCGCCTGAGCAATCGTCTTTGAACAAGCCGCTCTATAGTGTGATTGGTACCCAGAAATCAGGGCAACCAGGCAGCGGGACGGCGACCACCTACGCAAGCGCTGACCTAACGGCGCTGTTCAGTGCAGGGATTGACGTTATATCTAATCCTCAGCCGGGGGGTGCGTATTGGGGTGTACGATGCGGGCACAACTCATCCTCTAATGCCGCCATAAATGGCGATAACTATACGCGACTGACAAATTATATCGCGGCGACGCTGGCGAGCGGCATGGGAGCCTATGTTGGAGAGCTGGTGACAACAACATTGTTTCAGAACATTCGCGCGACCCTACTGTCGTTTCTGAACGGTCTACTGTCGCAGGGTATTTTGGGTCAGACCAGCAATGCATTACCATTTACCGTGGTTTGTGATCTTAGCAATAATCCCGCGAGCCGGACGGCCCTGGGGTATGTGCAGGCTGATGTTCAGGTGCAGTATCAGGCCATAAATGAAAAATTCATTGTCAATGTCCAAGGTGGGCAGACGGTCCAGGTTAGCGTGCAGAATGCTGGAATTGTCAATTAGAGAGGATCGGGGCGATGCCGTATAATACATTCTCTATTGGCAGTGATTGCCAACTAGTGGTCATGGGGCCGTTCGGACGCGTGGACTTTGAACATGTTACAGGATTTGAAGCGCGGCAATTGACCATGTCTGTTCGTGTGGATCGGCTTGATGGCGTACAGCTTGGTGCCGAACTGCCGAAGGGGTGGACAGGGAGTTTTTATCTCGATCGTGGATCATCAGCGGTTGATGATTTTATTGCTCAAATTGAGGCGGCCTATATTGCGGGCCAAACAATCACGGGCGGAACGCTCTATCAATATTTGAATGAGCCGGATGGATCAACATCAACCTATCAATTCAACGGTGTTGTGTTTAAGCTTACCTCATCTGGTGTTTATAAGGGCGACGCACCGGTTGCGCAGAAACTTGATTTCTACGCATCTTCAAGGACGAGTGTGTCTTGAGTTTGATTATTGAAGACGGAATGGGGCGGAGGATTCATCTGAGGCCCATTGGCGTGTTAGAGCAGATGAAACTTTTCAAAATTTTGGGGCCCGAGCTTTCAGTTAATTCTGCTTATATGCATGGTGCCATGATCGCGGCTGCGGTTGAGCAAATTGATGATGTACCGCTGCCATTTCCAGTGGGTGAAACAGCAATTGAAACAACGCTGGCACGGCTGGGATTTGAGACAATCGAACGAATTGGAACCTTTATCAGCTCTTCTCAAACTGAAGAAGACTTTCCAGCCGCGGGAAACTAGCGCGGCACCCTGCCCTACGCGACTGCCTTTATTTGGTGAAGTGTGGGGTGCCGTATGATGTATCATTTAGCCTCACTGGACCGGAGCGATTGGCATTTGTTGTTATAATGGGTGAATTGAACGGCCATGAATTTGATTGGCGGCAGCGGATTTGGCGCGATTAGTGCCGGTGAAGATGGCGTGACGCGGTATTTATTTTAAGCTGAAACTTATCTGGATCAGCTTGTCTATGGCGAGTTGGGAGAGACACATTATGGGAAGCGGCGTAACACTCACGCTTGGTGGTGTTCCCTTCAAAGATATGGAGATTCCGGAGAAAATATCGTTTGGAGGCAAGCAACGGATTTCCGTACAAAATCTGATCGGTGGCGGGCGCGTTGTTACAGCACTCGGAATCGATGACGGGAACATAAAATTCTCCGGCGTATTCTCGGGTCGTGATGCGGTAAGCCGGGTGCAGATACTAGATGCTGCGAGGGCTGCAGGCGCCCAGTTGCCACTTTGTTGGGACGAATTTTTCTATATTGTAGTCATTCAAGAGTTTGCGGTTGAGTACCAGAAGACAAATTTGATACCATTCTCTCTTATATGTATCGTTGTTACTGATCCGATTTCAGAAATTGTTATAGATACAATATCAAGTGCTAATGCGGTTCTTAATGATCTGGAATCAGCATCATCATTTATAAATCAATCTGGTCTAAATTTGTCGAATTTTTCAAATGCAAATCAAACAGCGTTATCTTCCGTTATGAGCCAGATCGGGACTTCGATCTTGGATACAGATAATAATTTGAGCGTGCTCAATTCTCAAATTAATACCGTCGGAGACCCATTTTCTGGCGCCTTCGCAGTACAGAGTTTGAATACAAATGCCGGTCAGCTCGCGGCACTTGTACAAATGAGTGGCTTCACAAATCGAGCAAGTGCCAATCAGGTTTTGGGCTGAAGATGAGTCTACAAATTATAACGGTATCGGGAGGCAATCTATTCGCGATTGCGGCGCGCTATCTGAATGATGCTACGCAGTGGATAAGAATCGCTCAACTAAATGACATCTCTGACCCCGTTCTTCGAGGGGTTGTCAGCTTGACACTTCCGCCGAAAAATTCAAATGCAGGAGGTGGTGTTGCCTATTGACTCAGTACAAATCCGTGTATCAGTTGGCGGTTTTGCCATACCAGGTCTTGCCGAGTTTGCTATTCGGCAAGTGGGATATTTTTCGGCTTCCCGCTTTCAAGCGAGTTTCGCAATATCGGTATCAGAAAATTCAAGTATAGGGTATTTTTTGGCGCTGTCCGGTCAGCAGGTCATGATCGAGATTGCGGCCGGCTTGTCAGGTTACAATACGCTGATCATAGGTCTTGTAGAGCTTATTGAAATTGATTTATCTACGAATTTAGCCACTCTTGCCGGGAGGGATCTGACCGCAGCATTGATTGATACAGAGATCTCCACGACCTACGAAAATCAAACGGCGAGCGAGATTGTACAAACGATTGCCGAACGACATCAGTTAACGCCGGCGATCAGCGAGACGCCGGGACTTGTTGGGCAGTATTACGAGCTCGATTATGTTAAGACAATATTGAGTGCACAAACACGCGGCGGCACCGAGTGGAACCTTCTGATTGCCCTTGCGCAGCTACAAGATGCTTATGTATGGATAAGTGGGACGACTCTTCACTTCGGAAACTTCAAACCTGAAGCTGTAGAAAATTTTGACATAGGAAATTTTAGCTCTCTCAAATTCGATAATATTAATGGACAGCCAACGGGGGTGACAGTTCGATCCTGGAACTCAAAAGAGAAGGTGGTGGTAAATTCAACAGCCGGAAATGGTATCATGAGTACGATCGTGAGGCCAAATCTCACCCAATTTCAGGCCGATAAAGTCTCTCAAAGTCATTTAAATTTTATTCAGCAGCATGGAACAATCATGACCGCTACGATGCCAATTGAGACGACCTTAATACCAGGTATAAACATCAATTTCTCTGGTACGGAAACCTCCTTAGATCAAACATATATTGTGTCGTCGGTTATACGGTCGCTGACAGGTAATGGAAAACTGATACAGAATATTCGCGCATTTGCGGCGACTGTTGATTAGGATATATTTTGTGGATCAATTTTGGAATTTGGTCAAGGAACGTTCAGCGTCCCTAGATGGCCGTAGTGGTGTGGTCCGATTTGGATTGGTTGCCAGTTTCGACCCATCGGCCTACGCGGCGCGGGTCATGATGCAGCCAGAGAATGTCCTAAGCGGATGGTTGCCTGTCATGACAATCTGGATGGGAAATGGATGGGGAATGGCGGCTCCGCTAGTGCCGGGGACACAGGTTGTTGTTGTACCGCAAGAGGGCGATGCGGAGCATGGCATTATCATTGGTGCCACCTGGTCCAATGTGGATCGCTCTTTGGGGGCACCCGCGGGCGAGCTATGGATTCAACATGAAAACGGAAATTTTCTCAAATTAATGAATGATGGTACGATTTCTCTCAGCGCCCCGACAGTGAAAATCTCTGGGAACCTTGTTGTAACCGGTGATATTTCCGACCAGGGCGGAAGTCATGGCACGGTTGCTATGTTCAGATCCGATTATGATCAACATGTTCATAGCATGCCGCAAGGGGGGGTTACGGGCTTAGCTTCGGAGACCTTGTGATGGCCGATTTATCCATGGAATACGGGGCAGATTTGAATATCGGTCCGACGGGAGATCTGTTGCTGACGGATGTGCCGGAACTCACAGAGCAACGTGTTCTACGGCGGCTCCTGACCAATCAAGGCGATTATATTTGGCATCTGACATATGGCGCGGGTCTCGGACAATTTGTCGGTCAGCCTGGCGCATCAGCGGCGATTGCTGCGGTCGCACGCTCGCAGATGAGCTTGGAGGCTTCTGTTGCGTTGACGCCGGCGCCGTCGGTCATCGCGAGCGTCAATGCTGATAGTTCGGTGTCCTTGGCGATAGGTTATACTGATTCGACGACAGGATCCACGGCAGTCGTCACATTCTCGATGTAGGTGGTTATGAATCTCTCTCTCCAGAATTTTCAGACGATGATGCAGACGATGGCGGCATCTGTTCAGGGCGCTGCATCTAGCCTGATTGACTTGACCGTGGGCTCAGTATTGCGGGCTTTGCTCGAGGCAAATGCGTCTATCGCATTATGGCTTCAATGGCTCATTGTTCAGGTGCTCTCAGCAACAAGGCTGGCAACCAGTACGGGGACAGATGTTGATAGTTTTGGCGCGGATTTTGGGTTCTCGAGGCTGCCTGCTGTTGCGGCATCTGGGCAGGTAACGTTCTCGCGTTTTACGCCGTCTGTTGCGGGGCTTGTGCCGGTTGGTGCAAGCGTATCGACATCGGCGAATGGTCAAAGCTTCTCAGTGGTGAGCGATTTGACGAATGCGAGTTACTCCATTTCACAAAATGGCTATGTAGTTACGCCTGGGATCGCAAGTATGAATGTACCAGTGGTTGCCAGTGTGGCAGGTATTTCCGGCAATGTACAGCCAGGCGCGATTTCTATGCTGACGTCGGCACTACCGGGAATTGATACTGTCACAAACGCTTTGGCGATGGCGGGCGGTATCGATGCAGAGACGGATTCGGCGTTTAGGGCAAGATTTAGTAATTACCTGGGAAGTTTGTCGCGGGCGACCACGGGTGCGATCGGCTCTTCAATCTCCGCAATTCAACAAGGTCTAAGCTACACGATCAGTGAAAATTTGGCCCAGACGGGTACGACGCAGCTGGGCCATTTTGTCGTCACGGTGGATGATGGATCAGGCTCGCCTACGCCGAATTTGCTTGCAACTGTTCAACAAGCCGTCGAGGCGGTGCGTCCCGTTGGTACGAGTTATGCCGTGCAAGGGCCTGTCGTTCAACCGGCAAATATCGAGGTTACGATCATAACGGCGGCAGGAACCTCGCATACCAGCGCGGTGACGGCTGTAGAAAACGCCTTTGAGAGCTATATTGCGGGTCTCGCAATGGGGACAACCCTGTATTATACGCGCCTCGCGCAACTCGCCTACGACGCCTCAAGTTCGGTCATTGGTCTGTCGGGATTGCTTCTAAACGGCGCGACAGGCGATTTGGTGCCGCCATTGTTTGGTGTTGTGCGTTCCGGTACGATGACGGTTTCGTGACGTGGTGGGCGATACGAATGATTTTCTGTCGCGGTTGAAGATGGTGTTGCCGACCGGGTGGTTTGCGGATACCACCCCGGTGCTGGACGCTGTTTTGACCGGGTTTGCTGGTGTATGGAGCCAAATTTTTTCGCTTATTGGTTTTGTGAAGGCACAATCGCGTATTGCGACCGCGGCGGGCATATTTCTAGACATAGCGGCAGTTGATTATTTGGGAGTGGCACTGCCGCGTCGCTCTGCTGAGTCGGATAGCTCCTATAGTTTGCGGATTCGGCGTAATCTCCTCACGCCGAAGGCAACACGCGCAAGTGTTGTACAGGCGATCGTTAATCTGACAGGCCGGCCACCGAATATTTTTGAGCCGCTGAATCCTACAGATACAGGCGGCTATAACTCTTTGATGGGTTATAATTCAGTTGGTGGATATGGTTCGTTTAATCTGCCGTATCAGTTCTTTGTAACCGCGTATCGGCCTAATGATATGCCGATAAACAATACCGGTGCCTATTGTATCGGGCCTGGCGGCTATGGTGCGGCACCGATGTCATTTTCAAGCGTGCAAGAGTTTACCGGGACTGTCACGGATGCCGATATATATGCGGCAATCTCTTCTGTTCTGCCGGTTTCAACGATCGCTTGGACGAATATCTCAAACTAGGGACATATTATGGATCGCAATATTGTTTATCCGGGGAGCATACCTCTGGATACGGATATTCTATATCCTAACCGTAACGCGATGGTGGCCATTGCGGCGCTGACGGCGGCGACCTTGGGATCAACGACGATTGCCGATGGTCTCGCGTGCACGCCAACCTCACCGGCGTCGTTGACGGTGAATGTGGGGCCTGGGAGCATCACTTTGTTGTCTCCGGTTGATGCCACGGCCTATGGCTCGCTGGCCGCAGACTTGACCGACCAGATCGTCAAGACGGGTATTAATTTGCAGAGTACGCCATTTGCGCTCACCGCGCCGGCAAGTTCAGGCCAGTCGATCAACTATCTGATCGAAGCGGCGTTTTCGGAGACGGATACGGATCCTCTGGTGTTGCCTTATGTGAATGCGGCAAATCCGAGCCAGCCTTATTCGGGACCGGCGAATAGTGGTACCGCACAGAATACGATGCGCATTGCCCGGGCGCAGCTACAGGTGAAGCCGGGCGCGGCTGCCCCGGCTGGCTCCCAGACAACGCCCGCGGTCGATAGCGGCTGGGTCGGGCTATATGTTGTGACGGTTAATTATGGGCAGTCGGCGATTACATCGGCGAACATTGCGACCGCGGCGGGGGCGCCATTTATTTCTTACAAGCTGCCATCGTTGCGGCCAGGTTTTTCAGCGATGCAGGTGTTTACTTCATCCGGGACGTTTACGGTGCCCAGCAATGTCAGCCTTGTCCGAGTGACCGCGAAAGGCGGTGGCGGGTCCGGCGGTTATCACAGCACGATGCCGAGTGGCGGCGGGGGGGCTGGGGCCACGGCCATTGGTGTCATCAGCGGACTCGTTGCGGGGCAGGTGATTGAAATCGGGGTTGGTGCGGGGGGTACCGTGCTGACCTCGCCGGCGACGGGTAATTCTGGCGGGACGTCCAGTTTTGGCAGCTACATGTCGGCTGCTGGCGGGCTTGGCGGTGGGGGTGGTACTGTGGCGCAATTCGCCATGGCCGGTGGTGCTGGCGGCACCGCCTCGGGCGGGCAAATCAATATGGCGGGTTCACAGGGCGGTGACGGTATTGTTGTCGCTTGCCGGGGCGGCGATGGCGGCGGCCCCGGCAACGGACGTGGTGCCAGCGGGCCGGAGCCTGGGGTGAGTGGTGCCGGTTACGGAGGAGGCGGTGGTGGTGGTGGCTGTTCAACGGGCGGCAGCCCCACAGGCCAGCCCGGCGGCGCTGGCGCGCCAGGGTTCGTGATGATCGAATACTGAGGAGCTGGAGCGATGACGACACCGGCCAGCCATGTTTGGCTCCCCTCCAACGCGCGCTATGCGCAGATTGATGGATTTGTTCCCACGCCGCGCGGGCCGCAAATTCCTCCACCGCGGTCTTTGATATGGCCGGTGAAAGATCCCGGCGATACGCTGGACTATGTGTTTGATATCTCGCCGGCACTCACGGCTAATCCTGGTGACACGATCAGCACGTTGGATGTGGCTATTTCGCCGGATAACCCCGGCGATGTGAGCCTGGTATCTGCGACCGCGGATGGTCCACGGGCGGTGCTCTGGTTGGCGGCCGGGCAGCCCGGTACGAACTACACGGTCACCATTACGATCACGACCACGGGCGGGCGGGTGCTCTCGCGGAGCATCGCGCTGCCGGTGGTCGCCCTGGCAATGGTGCCCGCGCCCGCGAGCGCACTGACGACGCCGGGCGGGCAGCCTCTGACGGACCCGACCGGAACGCCTCTGACAACGATTTGAGGGTATTGCCGCATGCCGACCATCGGACAATTGCCGCCGGCGAGCTCGGTCTCGGATACCGACGAGCTGGCTATTTTTCAGAACGATCAGACGCTATCGGCGACTCGCGCGCTGCTTTTGGCCGGCGTGCAGACGGCGATTACGCTGCCGCAAAATACGCTGCTTGGAGGCGTTGGACCGGGGACGACAACGCCCGTGCCGATCACCATTGGGGCCAATCTGGCGATCTCGGGGAGTACGTTGTCGGCGACGGCGGCGCCGTTCGAGATTCCCGCATTGGCCACGGGGTCACCGCCGGGCGCATCTGATATTGTGCCGATTGGCCAAGCTGGTGCCGATGTGGGCGTTTCCTATGCCAATTTTCTGGGCGCCATGGGGGGCGTGCCGGGTTTGCCGGGTGGCGCGCTGACGGCGACGGCGAGTGGCGGCACAGTTGCGAGGACGATCGCGGCACTTGCGGCCAACGCGATTTCGATTGAGGATTTTGGTGCCAAGGGGGATGGCGTTACCGATGATAGTGCGGCGCTACTGGCCGCGATCGCCAGCGGCCAGCCGGTAAGGCTAGCAGCCAAAACCTATGCGATTGCCGGGGAATGCGATATATCGGGCGCGGTGTGCACACTCCTTGGTGTGCCAGGGCTGACAACGATCACGCGTCCTGCGCAATCACGGATCGGCAACTCCAATGTGGCCGCATGGATCAGCGTATCATCTACGAATTTTGTAGCTGATGGGATTATTTTTGACGCAAACGCATCAATCACGCAGAATACCTGCGCGGTTCTGGTACAAGCGTCTTGTGTTAAATCCATCATAAGCAGGAATGTCTTTAAGAATGCCGGAGGGTCATCAAATGGCTCGGGTCTCACCTATGCGAGCAGTGATCCGGCGATAACGCAGCATAGTATTTTTGCCTGTGTGTTCAGTAACAACGCCCAGCATGGGCTGTACGTACAGGCACTCGATGCTGTAAGCGTCGAAAATTGCAAGGCACATGATAATCTTGGAAACGGCTTTCATATTAATAACGAGGATCCGAATTTTGTATTGAAAATTCGGGAACTTCAGATCGTCGGGAACACATGCTGGAATAATGTCTGTGGCATTTTGGTTGGTAATTTCAACGAAACAAATCTAAACACCAGTTCGATCAGTTATGGCAATAGCAACCCGGACGTATTGGGTGCTGTTGTCGCTGGCAATAATTGCTACAGTAATCAAAACTATGGAATATATATATCTGGACGGAATATCTTGGTAGCTGGTAATCTTTGCGCAAATAACAGTAGTATCGCGGCGAGCGGCGCGGGCATTTTATGCGATACCGGCTATTGCAAGGTAACCGGCAATATGATCTCCGGCGCCTCGGCTTTCGGCATTGATTGCGGCGGCTCAATCTATACCGAGGTTGATAGCAACTATATCAACGGTGCTTTGATCGGTTTGAATATTGGCGGTGGGCATTATTGTACGGCGCGGGGTAATTTTATTCAGGATTGCACAGGTACCAGTATTGCAGCGCAAAATGTTGAAGCCAATGCGGGGGGAGACAATTTTGGGTTGGCCTGCACCGGGCTTTCGATCATTGGGAACTGGATCAATTATAGTGGTAGCGTGATTGGCATCCTGATCCGAGATGCGGCGCAAAATATTTTAATTAAGGACAATATTATCGTCGCCGAGCCTGGCGCCAATCTGACGAATGCGATCTCGGCCTATACCGATACAGTAACGATTAGCGGCAATCTGCTGAACTATACGACGCGCTGGGCGGTTAATCCTGCGACGGTCGGCGGTGTGTATACGCTTGTGGTGCCCGACGTTGCTGATGCGGTGTCCGTCTCGCAAGCGGCAGCGCCGATTGCCAGTATGGTTACATCTCAAGGCAGTCTGGTACAGGGCCAGATTACGTTTGCGAAGATGACCTCTGGCGGCACCGGTTATACCTCGGCGACGATCAGCTTCTTTGGGTCTGGCAGCGGCGCTGCAGCGAACGCGTTAATCTCGGCGGGTGTCATCATCGGCATTCAGATGACTAATTTTGGTTCCGGCTATACGGCTGGCACGCTGGTTATCATCAGCGGCAATGGTAGCGGTGCGGCGGCGACCGCGCAGGTTGGCCTGCCGGTACCGCAAGGCCGGCAACTCACGATCGATTGCTTGGCGGCCACCACATTTGCGACCAGCGGATCGTCACCGGCGCAAAGCAATTGGACTGGCGCGCCGATCAAAATTCCGGCTGGCGCGAGTATCGATTGGATCGGAAATGCCGGAGGTTGGCGCGCGGCGCGGTTCACGCAGAGCGATTATGTGTCGCCAAACGGTGATGGCAGCCTGACAATCCGCACGCAATCGGGCAATTTGTCTCTGCATCCCGCGGGGACGGGCGGGGTTTACATCCTATCTGACACGGAATCGATGGGCGCTGCTGAGCTGATCGGCCGTGGCTCGCCGCTTAATGTGATTTCGGCGCCGGCGGGCTCGACCTTCCGTAACTTAAATGGCGGGGTTGGCGCGACATTTTGGGTTAACCGGGCGGCAGGGTCGGCGAATTGGGTTGCGCTCGGTTAACAGGTTCAATCGTCCACATCGGCATAAAATGATAACGATGTGTATTGAAAGTATATTTGAATGACAACGATTGCTCAATTGCCATCGGCGAGCACTGTCGGTGCATCTGATCTATTGCCGATTTCGCAGGCGGGTTTGCTGTATTCGGCAACCGTCAGCCAGGTTACGGCAGGCCTGCAGCCGCTGATCACCGTGCCGACCGGTGACATCCTTGGCCGCATCAGTACAGGTGCCGGCGGCCCGGAGGCGGTTAGTGTTGGGACGGGACTGGCGCTATCGGCGGGAGCGCTGGCAGCGAATGGCGCGGACCACGCAAGCTTTCCGCTACAGAGCGCGTTCACAATATCCGACGAGCTGGTCATTAACGCTGGCAGCAGCCCGGCCTTGCTGCCGATGGCGAGTCTGCGCGGCTTGTTCTCGGCCGGGAGCGGTGTCGCGATTGACGAGAACGGTGTCATCACCGTCACGGTGTCCTCCCTTGCGGGCCCGGCTGGCTCCGCCGGTCCGCAGGGACCGGCCGGTGCAGCCGGCCCGGCGGGCCCTGCCGGGCCGCCCGGTGCCGGTCTCGCGGGACCGGCGGCGGGGAATTCCGCCAGCGCTGTCGGCGCCTCAGACTATGTGGCGCTGTGGCAAAATGGTGGGATTGCGTGGATTCCCTATGGCCAATTTCTGGGCGGGCAGACGATTGACCAGCTCCCGGCCGCCGGGCCGGTTGCAGATGGTGATGAGCTGTTGGTGGCGCAGGGCGGCAACACGCTGAGTTCCCAGAGTTTTGGGGCAATTTGGAGCTATATCCAGGGCAAGTTGCCAGGTTATCAGAGTGCGGTGGTTGAACTTACCAGCAACACGGTGCTGGATTCGACGGAGCATAATGGCCGGATATTGGTGGCGAGTGCGGCGATCTCTGTCACAGCCAATTTTAATAATATGGGGCCTGGGTTCTCCTGCACCTTGATCAATTTGGCGCCGGGATCGGTGAGTTTCGGCACGGGTATTACATCGGGATCGGGCAGCTCAGTGCTGCCGCCCGGGGCGGCGACCAATTTGGTTGGCCTCAGCTATTCGGGAGGTTCACTGGTTTGGTGGAGCGGGATCATTCCCAATGCGCCGACCATCACGGTTGGATCGATCCAGGCGCCGGCGCCGAACACGGCGTTTACGATTTCCGGTGGTATTTTTAATGATGCGCCGATAGCCCTCGATTACTCGACGAATGGCGGAACGACCTGGATTGCGGCGGCAAGCCCGGTGATCACGGCGAACGCGTATAGCTTTACTGTTGCCGGGTTGGCGCCGGGTAACTACGCAGTGCGCGTGAGGGACCATGCGAATATCGCGGTTGCCGGCGTGTCCAATAGTTTCACCATTTCGGCGCCGTACATCACCATTGCGGCGCTGCCGGAAGTTGCGGCACTGAACGCGCCGCTCGCCTTGGTGGGGACTGTTTCGCCTGGCGGCAATGCGGTGCAGGTCGGGATTTCGGCGAGTGGCACGGCGGCGCCGGCGGCTTGGGTGAATGCCGTGGTTAGCAACGGGAGCTGGACGGCGCAATTGATGCCGGCGGCGACTGGCATATTCTATGTTTGGGCGGAACAGACGGCGGCCACGGGCGTTAGCGCGGTGTCACCCGCGATCACGATCGTCGCGGCCGTGATTAGCGTAACGGCGCCAGCGACGGGCACCGCGGGTGCGAGCTTGAGCGTGTACGGGACCGTGTCACCGGCGGCCGATAATGTGAATGTGCAATTGGCCACGCAGAATGGCGCGGTTCCGTCGAGCGGCTGGACTGCCGCGAGCAATGTTGGCGGCAGCTTTAGCGCCGCGCTCACCCCAGCGGCGGCGGGCACTTATTACGTTTGGGCGCAAGATCCGGCGACGGGTATCAGCGCTGTTTCCAGTGCCATCACGGTCGCTGCGGGTGCCAGTATTACCTATGGCATCAACAATCCGGGCGGCACCTATGTGCATGGCGTCAGCACCATTCCAATCAATGGTGGGATCACACCACCGCAAAATATTGCGACGCAGGTGGCTCTCTCGACCTCCAATACCGAACCGCCCAGCTCGGGATGGGGCTCGGCCTCGATCATCTACGCCAACGCGCTTTGGGCGATCTATTATGCGACCCCGGCGACGGCCGGGAACTATTATGTCTGGGTCGAGACGGCGGCGGGGGGCAGCGCGACGGTTAGCGATTTCACCATTCCCGTTACCTGATCGATGACGTTGTTGTTCAACATCGAGGGCTCGCCGATGGCAGCCGCCGCGGGCAAACGCATCCTGGCCGGACCGTTGCCGCCTGGCAGCACGCCGCCCGCGGGTACCTTCGCCGGGCCCTATCCGTCCGCGATTAGCGGCCTCTCGGGGTGGTGGGACGCGGGGCTGCCGGGCGGGCTGTTGGATGGTAATTCTGTACCGCTCACGGTGAGTAACAGCGTGGTCAGCGCGGTCAGCGATAAATCCGGAAATGGTATCAATTTGGTGCCATTTCACATCAGCGCGGATACCGCGCCGGCCGCGACCATGGCCACGCCCAGGGTCAATGGGTTTCTTGGCGCGATTGGCGCGCCTGATCCCGCTGTTGCAGCCTATGGCCCGACGCTCGATTCTGACTGGGGACTCTCGCATGGCGGCTTTGAGCTCGGCGCTGGTGCGGCATGGACGCGCTATTTGGTGTGGACGCGGCCGAACTGGCGGCAGGGGACCTACTATGTAAATGACGCGCCGGTTCCGATCATCCACTCGATGGCCGGTGCCGGTGCGACGTTGCTGCAGGCCGATAGCAGCGAAGGCGCGAACCTGACGCTGTTTCCGGGTACCGCCAGCCAGACGGTGCTGTCAGCCAGCCTAGCGCGCCGGCATAGCCATGCCGTCATTCTGCGCAATACCCCGGGTGTCGGCGTGGATGTGTGGCTGGATGGCGTTCAGGTTGCCGCCGCGCTCATCAATCCGCTGCCCGCAAGTGCGAACGGCCAGGTGCTGTTTCTGCATGACGGCTCGATCCAGGGATCGGCGCAGTGCTGGTTCCATGAGGCGGCCAATTGGGAGCGCGCGCTGAGTGCCGCGGAGATTGCCACGCTCATCAGCGCGCAGAGCCGCTGGGTGCTGGGCGGCCGCAAGGGGGTTAATCTGCTGGTCATGGGCCAGTCCAACGCGGCGTGGTTCATTACGGCGGGTGGCCCGTTGGCGTTGGCGCAGGGGGTTGCCTGGTATTTGGGCGCCGCGGCGTATGCCTTTACCGCCGCTGCGTCGGGAACCTATCTAGCCCCCAATCGCTATTCGGTGATTTCCGGGCACCCGATTTCCAACTCCTCGCCACCGCTATTTCCGCCAGGGGCGGGCAATGGCACGTTTTTGACCAATCCGGGAGATGGTTCGGACCCCTCAACCTGGAGTGCCGGTCCTGATTTTGTTGCGTTGAGCGATTATCTCACCGGGTCATCGGCGATCATTTCGTCCGCCGATGAAGCTGATTTCGACTTCCTGATCTGGCCGTGGTCCGAGCAGGACAGCACGATGCCCTACGCCAATAAATCGCTATACAAGGCAAGTGTGCTGCAATTGCTGGCGCTGACGCGCGGCCTGCTCGGCCGGACGGCGGCCAATCTGCCGCTGCTGGCGTGGAATGCGATACCCTATGAAACCAATGATGGCGTGCAGATGGTGCGCGAGTCGATCGCCGATCTGGCGGCCGATGTGGCAAATAACATCATCGTCTTTGCCGCCCAAACAGCGGACTCCAACCCGTTGAGCGCGGCCTACAACCCCGCCACCGGGTTGTTCTCCGGGGGTGATCCGGAACATCGCGACGAGGTGGATCTGCTGCGATACGGCCGTATCGGCGCCTTGGCGGCTGGGCCGGCTGCAATGGCGTTGGGCATGGCGGATAGTATCTCGCCCAGCGCGCTACCGTCCGCTGGGCTGCCATTCAAGGGTGGGCCGCGGATCATGCATGTATATCGCGCATCCGACACCAGCCTGGTCCTTACCATCGCGCATGATTCCGGAAACGATCTGATCTTACCGTTGCAGGCGGTGAATGGCGCGGGCTTTGCGGTGATGGATGGCGGCAGCGTGGCCACCCCGGGGAACATCATCACGGCAACCGCGGCGGCACGGCTAGATGCGACCCATCTCTCCGTCACACTGGCGGCCGGCATCACCAACCCATCTGCCGATGTGCTGCTTTTCTACCCCTATGGTAGTACACAGATCGGTCGCGGAGATGCCGTAACCGACAATGCCGCAAGCCTCAACGCCCCAGCCAATTGGGACATCGCCGCCGATTTAGGTGCGGCGTGGTCGCTGAATTTGCCGCTGCAGGCGACGACCTATCCGATCACTCTTTCAGATATTTCGGATTAGCGCGTTTTACCGAAGTTAGACCCCCACTGAACATATTTTAGCAAGCGATCTCATTACTTTGACGGGCGTTTCATGAGTCCTGTCATCGTAATATTGCTCTAGGGATTCAAGATGGACCCAGACTATGTTGCCGTTCTGCGTTCCGATATTGGAACATTGCGTAATGATATAAATGGCATTCGCCAGGATATCGGTGTTCTAGAAGCTAAAGCGGATTCTCTTGAGGCCTGGCGGATACGGTATCTGCTCCAAGAAGATCAGATCATCAACAAATTATTCTCGAAAATTGATGAACTGGTAGCAAGCGTTAGTGATTTACGAACCGATCTGGCACGCATCCGCGGCGAGCGTGACGCCGAGCGTCGGACCAGCGTGATGATCATAAGCCTGCTCTCGGCTGCCTGCGGCGGCCTGATCGCGAGTCTTTTTCATGGATAATTTTGATCGCTGCTTTGCATTCACATTGGGCGCGGAAGGCGGCTACACCGATAATGCCGCTGACCCTGGAAATTGGACGGGCGGCCAGGTTGGGCGCGGTGAGCTGCGTGGTACCAAGTTTGGGATCAGTGCTGCGGCATATCCGCAACTTGATATCGTGACCCTGACCGAGGACGCCGCCGAGGCGATCTATCGCCGGGACTATTGGACGCCACTGCATGGCGATGAACTGGCCGCCGCGGTTGCGCTGGTGGCTTTTGATTCAGCGGTCAATGCCGGTGTGCGCCGCGCGATCACGTGGTTGCAGCAGGCGAGCGGACAGATGAGCGACGGCGTACTCGGCCCGGCCACACTGGCGGCGGTGAATGATGGCAATCCAGTCGCGGTTGCGCGTGAAACCTTGGTTCGGCGGCTGGATTTTTATGCCCAGCTCCCGAGCTGGCAAAACTTTGGGCTGGGTTGGACTCGGCGTGTGATCGCGCTTGCCGGCGAGGTCGGCGCATGACGAATTATCTCTCCGATCTGCTCACCGATCACCAGGGCCATGTTGATGAACAGGCGCTGCTCTCAATTTTTGGCGCATTAGTATTTTTCGGTCTTGAAATTTTTTCCGTCGTCATCCGGGGGGAGAATTTTGATCCGTTTGGGTTTGGCGCCGGTATGGGAACGCTACTTGGCGCGACCTCGGCCGGCTTTGGCCTGCGTGCGCGTTGGACGCCCGATATGAGTCCGAGCGCCCCAATCAACCCTGTCACAGGCCGTATCATGGGAGGACTTTGATGTTGGCGGCAATACTTAAATGTCTTGGACCGTTTGCACCCTACATTGCCGGCGCGGCGGCGCTCTCTGGGTTGCTGCTATACATCACGGTGCTACGGCACGATTTGGCCACCGAGACCGCGCGCAACACGGCATTGCAGCAAGCGAATCAGGCTGATGTGGCGGCAATCGCCGCCTATCAGAAGGAGGAGGCGACAATGAACGCCGCACTCGACACGCTCGGCGTGCAAACCGCAGCGACTGAAGCGGCGACCAGCCATATTGATACCGATATTCTCTCCGCCACGCCGGCGGATAACGCGCCGGTCGCGCCGGTCCTGGCTAGCACACTGGATCGTTTGCGGGCCTTGCAGGCCGGCACGCCATGAGGCGCGTGGTTCTCCTCCTGGTGCTCGCCCTGGCTGGATGCGCTGTGCCGGCCTCGCCTGTCACGCGTATCGTGACCGTAACGCCGCAACTGCCGTCTTCGCTGCTAAGCTGCGCCGCCGCGCCGGACGTACCGGAGGCCACCAGCCAGGCGGTGGTTGCGGAATATATTGTGGCACTTTGGCAAGCAGGGCAGGATTGCCGCGCGCATGTGAGCGCGATTAAGGCGGCTTTGAAGCCTTAG